CTAATTGAGATATTTGCTTTATGTGAGTTTGTATGGCTTAAAGACGGCTTTGATCAGACCGAAAAGCATGAAACAGATACTTGGCTGGAGCAAAAAGGATTAACGAAAACTAAAGATGACGGAAACGTAGGTAAGCAAAATGGCAAGGCGTAAAGTTTATAACGTAGATTTTAATTATATTGAGAAGGCTGACTATAGGTATCTTAGCAATTTACAAAAAGAAATTGTAGATAAGATGGTGGAATTAAGCACGGGTAAGAAGCCCGAAATGTCTGCCGAACAATTGGCTCGATTGGACTTAGTTACGGCAGCTATGGATGAGATTACTGATAGACAAAAAGAAGTGCTTAATTTGCTATTCGGGTTGGGTGGTGAAGAGGCTATGTCCGAAGTACAGGTAGCTAAGAAATTGGGTATTACAAAGCAAGGGGTTAGCGAATTGAAGAAACGGGCATTAAACGCAATTAAGGCTAAAATTGCATTAAATGAGGACGTTGTAAAAAAAGTGAAAAAAAAGTGATTTACCCCCTTGACTTTTGCCCTTTTTCGGTACTACTATTAAGGAAGGAAGAATATTTTTTATTTTAGATTTTGAATATAATTTTTGAAAAAACATAAAAAATGCCGACTAATCCTAACAAACCTAACATTAACGTATCATCTGACGGGAAAATACAACCGATGATCAAAGCTCCAAGTACAGTGTGTAATGCCCGTTTACGTTACAAAGGCGGGTATTGCGATAAACCTGCTGGTTGGGGAACAGAGCACGAAGGTACAGGTCGGTGCAAACTTCATGGTGGTGCTGCAAATGCTGGCAGACCGAAGCAAACCTATACACCGAGCGAGTTTATATCAAATGACATTTTAGAGAAATTCGAGGGGGTCGTTCAATCCGACCCCCTTTCTATTTCTAATCTAGATAATGAGATTACTGTACTTAGGTCTATATTCTATCAGTACTTAAAGCAATGCCAGACTGAGGGCAAATTGCCCCATTCTACATATTTAAAGCAGTATACTGAGGCATTTTCAAAGCTGATAGACCTTAAAAATAAAGTGGAAAATCAGAGCAATCCACGCAATATAACTACAAATGTATTCATAACTTACGTCAATCAAGTTACGGATATTATCCGAAAGAATGTGTCAGATAGAGTCACATTAGACAGAATCGTGCATGATCTAGAAGGATTAGCCTTACCTGAGCTAGAAAATGAGCAATGATTACGAGAAGGATTTACTTCGGTCGGCGGCACAGGCTGCTGCCCAATCGTTAAAGTTACAAGACGAGGTATGGGAAGAGGTTCCCTTATCTCCTAAAGAGTTCTTTGAAAAGTTTTTACATGAACCCTGTTATCCAGAACAGCAAAAGTTCGTGGACGCTATGTTGGGAAAAGACCCCCTAGTATGGGATAACACCTTTACGGAGGGTTTGGCCTTGGTTGGTAAGGGTTGCGTATCTGGTGATACAGAATTATTAGATGCGGATACAGGTCGGATATATACGATTCAAGAATTACATGATCTGGAATTATCTATTCGGGTACATTCTTGGGATGGCTCAAAACTTGTAGTCAAAAAAGCTTCTGTTCCGTTTTTAATGGGAAATGCCCCAATGTACGAAATACAAACAGATCAAGGAACAATTCGGGTAACAGGTTCTCATTTATTTTTTACTAAAGACGGGTGGGTAAATACCCAGGAGTTAAAAGTTGGAGAACATGTGCTGTCTCCAGCTAATCAAATTGTTGATTGTTCTGATTTGGATATTTCCGATGAAAAAATTAAACTAATCGGATATTTAATTGGAGATGGTAATTTATGTTATGGTAAAGACCCTAATCCAACAATACGTTTTTATAATGGTAATAAAGAAATTTTAGATGACTTTTCTCATATTATTTCTGTTTTATCCGATGGGGTAATTAATCCGATTCCTGTTCCAAAAACTTACTGCAATAGTTCGATTATTACTATAGCGAGAAAACAATCACAAGAAGTTGGTTCTAGCAAAAATATAATAAATGCAATTGTTAAAAGATTCGGAATATATGGAAAATCGGCTAATAATAAAACTATTCCGTATGAATTTTTTAGATTATCTAATCGCCAAATTAGTCTATTAATGGGATGTCTTTGGGCAACTGATGGTTGGATTTACACAGGAAAAACTCAGCATGAAGTGGGTTATTGTAGTGCTAGTAGAGTTTTATGTGAGCAAATTGTTTTATTACTAAAGAGATTGGGAATTGTTACCAGGATACGTCCAAAAGTAGTTAAAGGAAAATGTTACTGGACCGTTTATACTAAGAGTATTTATTATTGTAAATTATTTTGTCAAACTATTCCTGTTATTAGTAAAGAAAAGCAAATAGCAAAACTTCTTTCAACTGTTAATTATAAAAAAGAAGATAAATTAATTGAGTCCTTTTTTTGGTCTAAAATTACTGACATCAAAAATTTAGGGTTGGAAGACTACTTTGATTTGTCTATTGAAAATACTGAATGTTATTTTTCTCATGGTTCTTTGCATCATAATGGTGGAAAAGATAGAACGATCTCCAAAATATTGATTTACGCCATATACAAATTAATTTGTATGCGAAATCCACAAAAAACGTTGGGGATTAATAGTAATGATCTTGATAGTCCTGAATCAGCTATTGACATTGGTAACGTTTCTCTTAATGCTCGTTTGGCAAAAGACGTATTTTTTAAGAACTTTGTGGCTATGTTAAAAGCCACCAAGAATCCAGCGACGGGAAAAAATTGGTTTGCCGAACATGGGATAAATTTTAAACAGAATGTTTTAGTTAATCGAGTTGAATTCCCAAAAGGCATTACAGCCTATTCTCTTGATAGTGAAGAGTATACTGGAGAAGGGTTGAACATTTTAATTGCCATCTTTGATGAAGTTGGGGGATTTGATCCAGCAAAAGCCCAAAGTCTTTATCAAGCACTTACATCTACTCAAAAGACACGGTTTGGAGAAAATAGAAAAACATTGCTGTTGTCTTATAAAAGAGATGACAATGATTTTATGATGGTGCGATATAACCAGGCAGAAACAGAAACAAAAACGTTTCGAGTTAAAGCTCCAACATGGGTATGGAATACTAGACGTAAAAAAGACGATTTTTTAGACGACTATCTTAAAACTCCAGAAGACGCAAAAAGAATTTATGAGTGTGAAGGCTCTACGGCAAAAGAGGGTTATTTTAAATATAAATCTCGAATTCGGGAATCGGTTAATCCCAATAGGATAAACCCAATCGTAGAAGATAAAGTCTGGTCTGATGAACTACTTAAATTAAAATTTAAAGATTTTTTTGTACCAATAAAGTTTCAACCTTATTTTATTCACGTGGACTTGGCAAAAGGCAAATCATCGGGTGACTACATGGGTTTAGCATTAGGCCATCCTATAAGAAATAAAAATGTTATATTAAGTGAAGATTACGTAAAAGAATTAGTAAAAGTAGAAGGCTTCAGTATGTCCCATTTAACGGGATTGAAGCAAACAGCAGTTGTTATTGATTTAGTGCTACAAGTACGGGCCAGGTTAGGACAGGAAATAATTTTTGATGAAGTCCGTCAGTTTATCCAAGGATTACGAAAAGCTGGATTTAACATCAAAATTGTTACTTATGACTCCTGGAATTCCGTCGATAGCATACAAATATTAACTAAATCAGGTATCAAAACCGAAATACAATCTGTTGATCGTAATACTGAAGCGTATGACACTCTCAAAGAGCAAATGTACAAGGGATTGCTGGATATATACCACCACCCGACATTTATCAGAGAGTGTGAAGAACTGATGAGAAAAGATAACGGAAAGATAGACCATCCTGAAATTTCTTATCGGCGTTCCATAGAAGAGGGCCGCATGGAAGGCTCGAAAGATGTGAGCGACGCAGTAGCAGGTGTGACTAATCTCTGCGTTAAAAATGCCAAATCTTCTTTTAGTGCTGGGGTAGTGGGAGATCGAACCCAATCTAGAATAGGGGTATTGCGTAGACCAGACGATGCAGAAAAAAGTAAATTAACCAAATATGGAGAAAGGCCACGATAATGTATTGTGATATATGTGACGCTACAACGATTTGTTTAAGCCGAACTATACGGGTTACAAAAGATGGTAGAGAAATCATAATTGAACGTTGCGGTAATTGCATGTCTATTATCGAGACAGAGTATTTTCTTGGGCCTACTACATGTGTGAAAAAAGCCAAATCTCCTACTAAGGGATCATAATACTACACATATATATTTCCCTGTAGGAGTTGCAATCATAGGATAACATGGGACGAAAATTCTTATTAATAGATGGAAAACAAGTTGAAGTGCCAGATGGAATGTTACCAGTTCCAACGACAGAATTAATCTGTTTTGGGCAGGTGGTAGAGTATAAAACTGATTCGGGCAATCGAATTGGAAAAATTACTGGCGCAACACGGGATGGTTTAATTATCATCTCTAGGCCAGAACGAATTACAAAATCAGGACTTCAGTTTTCAATGACTGAAGTAGATAAAATAAATAAAACAGACATTATCAGAAAAGTAAACTAATCATGGATATTAATTTAGACAAATTGCGGGATGCTTTAGGAGCTTTAAACAGAAATAACATTACGGCTAATGATGCCAGGGTTATTATGGAATTGTACACACCCCCCATGAAGGGCGATAAACTTCAACCGAAAGAAAATACTTATCCTACTGTATTATCAGGATTACATGAGCCACAGCAAAAACAATTAATTACTTTATCTGGAGCAACAGATGGTAAACAACCAACAGTGGAAAAGGCATGGTTTGGTGAT